GAGAGGTTAATAGGTTAGAATGATATCGCAGAAATATTTTCAATATTTGCTTCGTCTTCGTCTAGCGTAGCTAGCCACCATCCTTCGTGGTCATGAAGATCTACTGCTCCACCACAGGTGGAAGTATGAACTTGATACTTGCTATCAAGGAACTGGTCGATTTCAAATTGAAGATTTGATACTAGATTTGACATGATTTTCTCCATAATATTTTAATTAAAACTCTGTAGTAACACTTCGTTACTACTACAGAGTTATTAATTAACTTCGTCTTTAACACCAAGAATTACATATACTGATCCTATAAGGAACAGTATTCCACAGCCTCCAATCAGCCATGGATCGTTGAAACGATCAGCAGCAAACATGGCAAAGAATGCCATGAGTAAACCAACGAATATATACGGCATTGTTTTTCCTCTCTCTATTGCTCGCTTTTAGAACTCACTAGAGTTCGTACTAAAAGCTACAATAGTATCGTCATTTGGCCTTGTCAAGCCTCTTCAAAATGCATAGCATTTCATCCTTTGCAGAGCAGCTATGCATTGACTGCAAAGCAGTGAAAAAGCCTTGCAAGTCAAAGACTTGAGTGATTTTGTCTAGCCACTACGTAGTAGTGAATGTTACCAATCTCTCCATCCTTCGGATGAATTAGCGAGATTTCGTCAGCAATTAACTACTAATTAACCCTCTGTAGTAACACTATGTTACTACTACAGAGGTTTAATTAGGTTTCCTTTGCAAAATTTGCATGGCTGAGTCGCATAATGCGTAGGGGTACACGCAAAAACGCACACGCATGCATATTATATATATACCCCACTCACATATTTAGCAAAATACTAGGCATTATCATCTAGAAATAAAAAGATATCTATCACTGTTGCTAAAATACCACAGTCCGGTACTATAAAGTATGCTTTGTAGTAGCTCTATAGTATATTTTTTTATATTTTTTTAGTATTCTCTATTGTAGAGTCTTACTGTATAGTGTATAATATATACTATGGAACAAATAAATAGTAACTATATAGAAACTTATATGCAGTTAGAAGGTTTGTTGTCTCAACAAGTGAATCTTCAATGTAATACTGACTTTCTTTCCTTCGTAAGACTAATGGCTCCACAGATTGTGTCTGACTTTAAAATGGGTAGACACATAGAAGTGATCTCTGATAAGCTACAAAAGGTAGAATCAGGTGAGATCAAGAGGCTGATGGTCTTCCTCCCTCCACGTTCATCAAAATCTGTTGTCTGCTCCAAGCTATTTCCTGCATGGTACGTAGGTAGAAACCCTGAACATGAGCTATTGACCATATCTCACAGTGATCAACTGGCAAGTGACTTTGGTAGATCAGTAAGAGACATCGTAAATACAGAAGAATTTAAAAAGGTATTCCGTGGTGTGGAACTACGTAGTGATGTAAGGGCAGCAGGTAAGTGGAAGACAAACAAAAACGGTACATATTATGCTGCTGGTGTACGTAGTCAGATAGCTGGTCGTGGTGCTCATGTCGCAATCCTTGATGATGCTATGTCTGAAGAGGATGCCATCTCAAGTGCAGGTAGAAGATTTATAAAAGAGTGGTATCCTGCTGGTCTGAGAACTCGTATCATGCCAGATGGTGCGATAGTTATAATCAATACACGGTATCACTATGATGATCTCTGTGGTTGGCTTCTAAAACAACAAGAGAACATGCCAGACTATGAGACAATACCTTGGGATGTCGTAAAGATACCAGCATGGTTGGACGATGAAGCAGCAGAACTCCTTGACTTACCTGTAGGCCACAGCTATTTTCCAGAATGGAAACCAGATCATGTACTCAAGGTAGATGAGAATGAGATCAAAGCTTCAAATGGATCTCGTTATTGGAATGCTCTGTATATGCAAGACCCCACACCAGAAGAAGGTGGTTTAATCAAGAAGAGATGGTTAAAGAACTGGGAGTATGGAGAACCACCTAGCTGTGATTTTGTAATACAGACTTATGATACAGCTTTCTCTACATCAAATACGGCTGACTACAGTGTCATACAGACATGGGGTATCTTCTACATGTATAACCAAGATAATCAAGGGTATGAAGACTTTGCTCCACATCTCATATTGCTAGGTAATATCAAAGGTAGATATGAATATCCAGAACTAAGGCGTATGGCTCAGAAGTTATACAACCAACATAAGCCTGACATCTGCATGGTAGAGAAGAAAGCATCTGGACAGTCTCTCATACAAGACATGCGTAGAGCAGGACTACCAGTATTAGAATATAATCCTGACAAGGACAAGGTATCCAGAGTTTATGCCGCAACTCCCATGATGGAATCAGGTAGGGTCTGGATACCCATGAACAAGAAGTGGGCAGATGACTTAGTAGAAGAACTTATACGTTTCCCAAATGCGGCCCATGATGACCAAGTGGATGCTCTAACAATGGCAGTACACTATATGAAAGATTCATGGCATCTTACTCACCCAGATGATCCTGACTATGAGGAAGACAGTAGAAAGAGTAGAGCTACATACTGGAATGTATAAATATAATTCGTGAATTAGAAAAAAGTATGCTATACTAATAATATGAAAGATTTAAAAAAAGTATTAGATATTTTATCTTTAACAGATAATTTAAATAATATAAGATTAAAAGCTATTTACAACTTGGTGTTGCCACCATTAGAATTAGGACAGTACATTATTTATGAAGATAAAGAAGTTCCACTTTGTTGGGCTAGTTGGGCTTTACTATCAGATGAAACATCTAAATTATATGCAGAAAGAAAATATAATTTAAAGCCTGATGATTGGAACTCTGGAAATAACTTATGGTTAGTAAATATTATTTGTCCTTATGGTGGTGGAGATATTGCATTAAAGAGATTGGATAAATTAAGAAAAGAAAAAGATCTACCTAAAGTAGTAAACTTTAGAAGATTGGGGAGTGGGAGAACAAGTAATGTTCAAAGAATTTAAAAGACCTATGTGGAATGATGGGTGGTCTTCTACCCGTTCTTGGAATAATCTATACAATGATTATGAATTAAATCACTGTTGTTTTGGTGATGGTGGTGATGGTGATGGTAGTGATGGCACAACAAGTGATCCTAGTCAAGCTCCAGATTATACAGGATTAGAAGATGTACAAGGTAATGTAAGTGCTTCACAAGCGGCAGCGGCGGCTGCTGCGGAGGCTGCTGCTGCGGCAGACCCAGACATGGGATTTGATCAACAATCATTAGAAAACGCTATAGACTATGCTGAAAGACAGGGTTCATTTGGTTATGATGATTTAGTAGGTATTGGATATTTTGATAGAAAAGCTGAACTTGATAGACAGTCATATGCACAAGATGAATTAGATGCAATAGCAAATCTATCTGCAATGGGATTAGGTGTAGATGTACAGATAGATCCACGTACAGGTGAATATAGTTATGAAGCTCCATCTTTTGCAGAGGCAGCACAAGCTGCTGGAATGGGATTTGGAAAAGGAGTCGGAGATTTAGCAAGTCTTGCTCGTGATGCTTATATGGGTATGTCAGGTTTGACTCCATTAGGATTTGCAAGAGACATTGTAATGGGCGCACCCAATACTCCGGGAGGAGGTCTTCGTAGTTTAGCTGGTCGTGAAGAAACATTTGTAGATCCACAAAGTTATTTAGGTTTAGGTATACAAGGATTTGGACTAGGTGATCCTTATGCTAAAACAGATTTCATGTCTAAAGCCTATTCTGATCTAGGAATAAGTGATGCGATAGATTCTGTTGTAGATTCAGTTAAAGATACGATTGGTATTGAAGCAGCAGAAAAAGTAGCAAAAGAAACTCAAAATATAACAACAATGGAAGAGTTAAACGATTATATGAATGCAACATTTGGAAGCGAACTAGCTGAAGGTTTGCGTGAGGATCAGATATAATGGCTATAGAACAAAATCCTTTTGAACAGATGCCAACAGAAGAAAACATTAATGTTTTACCAGAAGCTGTTGAAGAAGAAGATATGAATGCTACATTTGAGATAGACGATGATGGTGGTGTAATTGTAGACTTCTCTTCTGCTGTAGAGATGGAAGCAAACGAAGAGATTGGTGAATGGTATGATAATCTAGCAGAAGAGATGGATGAAGGAGATCTTTCTGAAATTGCTAGTGATGTTATAGATAACTTTGAAGCAGATAAAGACTCACGTTCAGAGTGGGAGTCTATGTTTGAAAGAGGGTTTGATCTTCTAGGATTAAAACTAGAACAAGGATCAGAACCATTTGAAGGTGCATGTACAGCAGTACATCCATTACTAATTGAGTCTGCTGTTAAGTTTCAATCAAAAGCTTCAAATGAATTGTTTCCTTCAAGCGGTCCTGTAAAGACACAGATTATTGGTAGCTCTTCTCCTGAAAAAGAACTACAAGCAAACCGTGTTCAGAACTTTATGAACTATCAGGTAACAGAACAGATGCCTGAGTTCTTTGATGAATTTGAACGTATGTTATTCCATCTACCTCTAATTGGGTCAGCATTTAAAAAACTGTACTATGATGCCACAGTAAAACGTCCTAAGTCAGAGTTTATTCCTATTGATCAGTTCTATGTTTCTTACTATGCAACTGATCTAAGTAATGCAGATCGTTATACACATGTTATCTATCGTAGCCCAGTAGAAATACAAAAAGATATACGTGCTGGTGTCTATGCAAATGTTGACCTTCCAGATCCATCTATGAATGCAACAACAGCATTTAGTGAGAAGATGGATACAATAATTGGATTGTCTCCTTCCTCTGATAACGATCCACAGTACGTTCTTCTAGAACAACATTGTTATCTTGATCTTGAAGAAGAAGGTGTGTTCTACCCATACATTGTAACAGTAGAACAAGAATCAAGACAAGTACTAAGTATTCGCAGAAACTATAAGCAAGATGACCCGAACAAAGAAAAGGTAAGCCACTTTGTGCATTATAGGTTTGTTCCGGGCTTTGGTTTCTACGGATTAGGCCTAATTCATTTTCTTGGTAATTTGACTATGAGTGCCACTGCCGCAATGAGATCATTAATAGATGCAGGGCAATTTGCAAATCTACCGGGAGGATTTAAGGCCAAAGGTGTACGGGTTGTTGGTGACAACGAACCTGTATCACCCGGCGAGTTCAAGGAGGTTGAAGCAACTGGAATAGACTTATCAAAGGCTATTGTTCCCCTCCCCTACAAAGAGCCTTCCTCTACTCTGTTCCAGATGTTGAATTTCGTAACTGCTGCTGGTCAGAAGTTTGCGGATAGCACAGAGCAAGTTATCTCTGATGCTGCCTCCTATGGACCCGTTGGTACAACTATGGCACTTCTTGAAGCATCAAGTAAATTCTTTAGTGCGATACATAAACGCTTACACAAATCTCAGAAAGATGAATTTAGAATCTTAGCTAGAATTGATTATGAATATCTACCAGAAGAATATCCATATGATGTTCCTTATGAGACTCGTAGTATTTTCAAGAGAGATTTTGATGGTCGCATAGATATTATTCCTGTATCTGATCCAAACATTCCATCAAACGCCCATCGTATGATGATGGCAAACATGGCACTACAGATGGCACAACAATCACCACCCGGAATGTTTAACATAGAAGCATTGAATCGTACTATTTTAAATGCGGCTAACATGCCAAACTTAGATGAGATACTACCACCTAAGATTGAGCCACAACCTCTTGATCCTGTTTCAGATATTATGGCAGCAACAAAAGGTATTCCCATTGCGGCATTCCCCGGACAGAACCATGATGCTCATATACAAGTAAAGATGGCATACCTACAAGATCCACAGAATGGTGCTAACCCTATCATGCAACGAATAGCTCCTATTCTACAATCAAACATTCAAGAACATTCTGTGATGAAATACCAAGAACAAATGAATGGTGTCTCTCAAGAAGTTCTACAACAAGTTCCTGCAAACAGTCGTACTCCTGCTGTTGTGGAGATGGCAATGGCTCAAGCAGCCCAGCAAGTAATGAATGCAAATCAAGCGATGGGACAAGCTCAATCTCCAGAACAACAGCTTGTTGCACTTGAGCAAGCAAAGGTAGAACTTGAAAAACAAAAACTACAAGCTGAGTCTGTAACAGATGCTGCTGAAATGGAACTGAAGAATAAAGAACTAGAGATTAAAGAGACTGCTCAGATTATAGATATGTTGAAAGCTACAGGACAGGCAAAGTCTAGAGAACAGCAAGGAGAACTAAATCGTGAATCAAAAGAAGCAATTAAAGAAGCAGAGCTTCAAACAAAACTTCAGATAGAAGAAAGTAAAATAGAACTTGACCAAAGAAAAGAATTAGCTAAATATATATCTGAAATGTTAAAACAACAAATGCAAGATCAAAAAGAACTAGATCAAACAGCTATTGAAAATATGATTGAATTAGCAAATCAACAATTAACGGAGATGAGAAATGATGCAGAAAGGTAAAGGTTACTTAGAGAATGTAAAGAATACGGATAAGTCTTATGGAGATCCGTATGCTGCTGATGTTACAGGAAGTCGTAACATTCGTAGTTCTCTTAATAAATGGGACGAGTCATCTTGGAAAGCACCAGAATCAGGTAAGCTGAAACCGTAAGATGGACGTTTGGCATGAGATTGTTTCTGAATTTAATTCAGAGATAACTAAGCTTCAGCGTAATCTTGGAGAAGGAATGGCTGAAGATTATTCACACTACCGACAAGTGGTAGGTTCTATCTATGGCATTGAATGGGCCAGAGATAATTTAACTTCAATTTACAAGAAAAGACTACATATGGAGGATGAAGACTAATATGCAACAAGTAAGCATGGGCGGGGCAATTAAAAACGACCTATGGATTACTGATCCAGAAGAACAACCAGATCCATCACCTTTACCTGATCTTCCGGGGTATCATGTTTTGGTACGCCCTATATCAGTAAAAAGTAAAACTAAGGGTGGTGTCTTTATACCAGACTCAACAAGAGATGATATGTCTTATCTTACAACTGTTGGTCAAGTACTTGCGTTAGGTGATCTAGCCTATCATGAGAAAGAAAAGTTTCCAAGTGGTGCTTGGTGTACGGTAGGAGACTATGTATGCTATGGTAAACATACTGGAACTAAGATGTTTTACAAAGGTGTACGTCTTATTCTTTTATTTGATGATCAGATTATTATGCGAGTTCCTGATCCAAAAGACTTAGATCCTACATTTAATTTAACAAAAGGATCAGTTTGATTTGGGAAACCAATAAAAGTATGATATAATAATAAATAAACGTAATCGTTTAGTTCGTTACTAACGGAGAGAAGAATGGATAATAATGACGAATGGAACAACATAGAAGTTCCAACCAACAACCAAGTAGAGTTTGAATTAGAAGAAGAAGTAGAAGCGGCCCCTGAAGAACCTGTTGTAGAAGAAAAAGCAGAGATAGAAGAACAGCCTCAAGTAGAAGAACCTGTAGTTGAAGAAAAACCAAAAGAATTAGAAGGTATTGAAACTAAAGGTGCAGAAAAAAGAATTAGACAATTAGTTCGACAACGTAAAGAACGTGAAGAACAAATACAAGAATTAATAAAACAGAATGAATTATTAAAACAAAATTTAGAAACTAAATCAAAAGACTTAACAAATGTTACTAATACTACACTTGTAAAAGGTGAGGAACATTTAGAAAAGAATATTGAACTAGCAAGACAAGCTTACCTAGAAGCATTTGATTCTGGAGATAAAGAAAAAGCTTTGAATGCTCAAGAAGCTTTAGCAGATGCAAAAGCAGAACTAAAGAATATACAAAATTGGAAAGGTAGGTTAGCTAGACAGCAAGAGATAGAACAAAAACAAGTAGCACAACAACCAGAACCAACTTCACAGTACGCTCCTCAAGTAGATACAAAAGCACAAGAGTGGGCTGAAAGAAATGATTGGTTTGGACAAGATACAGTAAAGACTGCTGCTGCTCTTGCTCTTGATGGCGAACTAAAGAACGAAGGATATGATCCGAATGATGACGAGTTTTATGAAGAAATTGACAGAAGGATGCAAAAATCTTTTGGTCAAACTTCAGACCGTGTGCAGGACAACACGCCAGAACCTGCTCAAGTGGTGTCGGGGAGTTCACGCTCATCTCCGAACTCTGGTAAAAAAGTTAAGCTTTCGAAAGAAGACGTAAGACTTGCTACCAAATGGGGTATACCACTTGAACAATATGCTGCCGAAAAGCTTAAAGTTACAAAAGCTGACGGTGAGTATACAGATATAATTTAAGCGTGGAGGAAAATATGACACGAAATGAATCACGTAATAATAGTCAAAGAGAAAAAGCAGTGAGAGAAGAACAATGGACCTTTGAAGAGCCGAATGCTCTTGACATTCCACCTGCTGTCCAGCAACGGTTTGATCAAGAGGATATGGCACTACGTTGGATACGAGTCTCCCTTCAAGGCAAAGATGACTACATCAATGTTGGCAAACGTCAACAAGAGGGTTGGGTTTTTGTATCTCCTGAAGAAGTACCTGAAATGGCTATTACCTCTTTCGTGAGAGAGGATGGCAGGTATATTGGCACAGTAAGTCGAGGTGACTTGGCTCTTGCTAAAATGCCAGCCGGAAAAGCAAGGGCTAGACGTAATTATTATGAAAACAAAGCTAATGAAATGATGGATGCTGTCAATGCACAGCTTATGCGTAGCTCAGATTCTCGTATGCCAATTACGAATACTAGCCGTTCTGTAACAACACGAGGAAGGCGTCCTAACTTTCAGGACTAATCCTCACAACTAAGGAGATGAAACATGTCTACTACTAAAGCATTTCGTGGTTTCATTCCTGCTCGCAAAAAAGGTGGTGGCTACAATAATGAAGCTGTCACTGATACGATTGAACTAACTTCGACGGGTATGACTGGTACTCCGACGAATAGCATTTTTACTGGTGATCCAGTAGTACTTCCGGGTGCGAACTTTGCAACGATATCTCCGTATATTGCTGCAACTCTCAAACCCTCTGGAGTATTCATGGGATGTCAGTATGTTGAAAATGGTGAGCAAAAGTTCTCTCGTTATTGGCCGGGTGGGACGAGTGCCACTGACGTTAAATTCTTTGTAATTACTGATCCTGATCAGACATATTACATCCAAGCTTCT